ACATCAGCCCATGTAACAAGTTTTTCAGCAAACTCATTATCGGTACGACCAACAGAGGTCAATTCTTTTTCGATAATCTTACGTTCGGTTTTAACAGGAGGAAATTCTTGTTCCATTGTTGTGCGAAATCTTTCCAAGAAGGCTTCGTTCAATACGTTAGTGAACATATAACGACCATCATCAGAACCTTTACCTTTTGTATTTGCAGTAGCAAACACGGTAAAACCTGGAGCAGGTACAATCATTTCACCTTTTTTCTTCAGCATGAAAGGTTTGCCTTCAAGCACACGTTGCAATGAGGAAAGATTTTGAGCACCATAATCAATTTCATCAATACACAAAACGGCACCTTGTCGAGCAGCAGTAGTCACGGGACCATCACGCCATTCCATATTACCATTAATCAGAACAAAGTTACCGAGTAAATCACTTTCATCGGTTTCAGGTGTCATTGATACACAAATAAATTTGCGTTTTGATTTGGCACAAGCCTGTTCAATAGACATTGTTTTACCATTACCAGAATGACCAGTAATGAAAACGGGGAAGAAGCGGTGTGCATTTACAATTGCAAGCACATCTTCAAAGTTGCCAAATGGCACATAATTTTTATAAGCTTTTGGAACCAAATCAGTAGAATCCAAATCAGTTTGAATATTCTGAATACGATTCTCGGATTTTTCTACATGTTTAGTCATGGGTAAAACTTGAGCTGTCATTTCAATTGCGGGAACAGGAGTAGATACTACGCCACTTGATGGCACTTTGTAAATACCTCTACTAATTTTATTTTTTTCATCATTGGTAAACCAATAAGGATGAGCAATGTTTATTTTCTCACAAATTTCTGTGATTTCCGACTTAGTAACCTGATTTTTACCAGTTAGTACTAAAGTACTAATAAACATTTCTTTTTTCTGAGCACGATTCATAACAAAAAACCTTTAAAATTCAATCTATGGATAGAGTATAACACAACTGGCCGATTTGTCAACCAGCGTGTTGCCTAAAAACAACAGTTTAAACTGCCATTCCTTGAATGAATTTAGATACTAGTACCCGATTCACTTGTTTCTTTTTCGCCATTTTCATAAATGCAGACTTCAATTTACTTGATGTAACTTTTCCATCAATTTCAATTTCTTCATTCTCGGTTTGCAAATCAGAACCACCTGCAATCAGGTAGAATGAATTGTAACCAGCAGTATTCGTAATCAAAAATTTATCTTGTTTGAATTTTCTAATCAACTCTTTTTCTTTTTCAAACGCACCAGACATATTATTTCTACGCATATCTTCAATTGTAGAACCATCTTCAAAGTGGTAACGATTACGAATAGCACCTTTTGCATGTGAATTTCTTGTAGCAAGAATAAAGAAACCAAACACTTTGGATTTTCCTACAACACGAATCCATTCTAATGCAGATTTCAACAATTCTTCATTGGTATGATATGAATAATTTTTCTTGTTATCCATTTTCATTGCATATTCAAATTTGTTTTTACGGTCCCGCACAATAACATTGTATGAACGAACATCAAAACTATAACTGTGAATATGTTTCACAACTTCACCATCAGTATTTTTGTATTCATTTTCAATGTTATAGTATGCGGAACTATCTGCATCACCATCATGCACAATCACCAAACTGGTCAAATCAAGGTTATTGGTTTGACGGAAGTTTTCCATAATTGAACCAACTGCAAAGACAGCCTGAACCAAAGGTGTGTTGGAAAGATTCTCACTCAGAGGACGGCCAACACGGTTGCTAATATAACGCCTATTCGTATGGTAACTTTGTTTCAACAAAATCATGTTTCGCAAACTTTTTGTAAACTCAACATTGGACATTTTTGAATTCAAGTACTCACGCAATTGAACATTAGAAAAACCTAATTCACCAACTTTGTGAGAGAATGAACGATTACTACTATCATATTCATTATATCTTTCGATGTTGCGGTCAATCTTAAATGTTTCGACACAATCAGTAAAACCAAACACACGGAAAGGAATATTCACTTTGCGGCAGAACATGGTAAGAACTAAAATCTGTTCAATTGAACCAGACATATTTTCTGACATAGAACCAGAACAATCAAGCAACAGCACAAGACCATGAGACTTGCCTTTTGGTGTCAACATCACTTTGCGGAAAATGTTGTCATCAAACTTATAACCTGCAAGTTTGTTAATGTCAATATCACCAGTATCGGACAGTTTAGATTTACTGAACGCCTTGGCAGCCTTACGCATTTCAAATTCTTTTGCAAGCAGACCAATGTAACGGTCATTCTTGTTTTTGAAATCATTCACCAATGTTTGAACATAGGCATTATCAAATGCACCATCAGTAATTTGATTGGCATAGTATTCACTTAACAATTCCTGAACACGTTTTGTTGGTGTAAATACATTTTTAACATTTACAGTAGGCACATCAACATAAAGATATGGTTTGCATTTTTCATCAAGCAATGAATTTTCATTCTTGCGGTACGAATCATCTGTTTTACATTCAGGTGAAAACTGGTCACGCTGTGATTCTGCCGATTCTTTGTATCGGTCTAATTCACTTGTTGATTCAGATTCATCTTCAGCATTTTCACCATCTTCAGCGGAAGATTTAGATTCTTCTTTTTGTTGTTCTGATTGTTCATCAGATTTTTTAGATTTGTCACTTTGTTGTGGCTGACCATCTTCATCTTCTTCTGCATCATATTCATAATCAGAATCAGAATCATTATATTCACCATCAGAATCATCATCGAACATTTCAAAGTCACGCATTTGTTTTTCCATTTGCATGTCGAATTGTTCATCTTTGGAATAATCAAAAATTTCACCAGTCAAGGCAAGAACTTCTTCCCATGTTTCAAGGTTTTGTACCTTAGTAACATAGACCATTTCTTCCGTGGTGAATTTAATATACTCAGCAGTATATTGTGATTTTGTGTAAAGATTTAATCGCTCAATAAATGGCAATTTGTTTACATCTTTATATTGAATACCGAAAAAATCACGGTCAAGTAATTCTTGAAAACCTTTTCTAAAGGAACTTTTCAGACCTGGAAATTTACGGGTTACTTTTTTCTCAATGCGAGCATCTTCAACAACATTAAGGAATGATTTGAAGTTTTTATCTTTTGTTTTGTCGAGAGCGGCATCATGCCAACCATCCGCAGGTGTATACAATGCATGGCCAACTTCATGTCCACCTAAATGGTCGTACATAAAACCAGTCATGTCTTGCCAGATTGGCAAATACAATACACGATTCACGGGGTCAAATTTAGCGGTGTGAATTTTTTGGTGTTCAACCGTAAGATTTTCACTTGCCATTAGTTTGGTCAAGAGACTTTTTTGTTCAACTGTAAAACTCATTCGTTTTCCTATTTCGATGTATAGGTGTATTATAACAGAACCGGACTGGATGTCAAGCTGTTTGTTGCGTGAAAGCAACAGTAATACTTTTGTTTTAAGAATGGAGCGGATATCAGGAGTTAAACCTGACTGCCTATTGGGATAGGTTGTCTCGGACTCTCCGCATTATGTTGATATTATAACAAGTATTTAGTTACTTGTCAAGCATTTTTGAGGCAATAGTGATTATCTACCGATTTGACCAAGGTACTTTGCCTTAGTTTCTTCCCAATTCATATAGATTAAATCATCAAGGAACAATGTATCATAGGAAACTTTGTCTTTCTTCTTTAGAAAGCCAATACGACCACGAGCATGTTTCTCTTTCCAAATTTTTACAAGTGATTCATAACTAGAGTCAAACTTTTTAACAAGTTGATTCTCTTTAATCTCACCACGCAAAAACTCATTCGTATTAGTATATAGTTCACTAAAGTAAATGCCACGAGCATGGTCTGAACGAATCAATTCTTTCGGTATCTTCATCTGTGCATATACAAATTGCAATGAACGATTCTTATGGTCACGCTTGTATGGTTGACCTGTTGACTTGGTTGCAATGTACCATTCAAAATATTTTCTTGTATGTTTAACTTTCAACCAATCACGAATCATATAGATTGTTTCTTTCTCTGGTTCATATGATACAGAACCTGCTGTGAAACCCATCTTGTCCCAATAATCTAAACCATCATACTGAGATAGACCGCCAGCCTTTGTGTTACCATATAGTGATGTTGTTGTAACACCAACCATGATATCACCATATTGTTGTTTCCATAATTTTTGCACTTCATCAGATAAACAAAGTAATGACAACAACTTGCCGCCAACATAATTATAACCAAGCGGTTGTGTTGGCACGATTGATGAACCGATACCTGTATGGTTAATCATACCACCTTGTGTCTTCAATGTTCTGTCCCAACCAATGTGTTTATCACGGGGTGTTAAGTCAAGGAAGTCGGATGAAATTGTAACGACACCAAGGTACTTGTTTGTCTTATTGTCTTTTACAATGAAGTGAAGATTTCGACCAATGTTACTGTTATTGCGACCATTGGTAATGAAACTCTTTAATGCATTACATCGAACAGGCAAGTCCATGTTGCGTTCAATGTTATACGAAACAACAGAACCATCAACACCTTTCTTTGTGCCTTTGCCTGAATCATCAGTATATTCAAGTACTGGTTCCAAGTCCATGTAGTCTTCTACACTTTCAGGTATCCAAATGTTACTCTTTGCTTCTGCAATATACTTTGCCTGTACAGGGTCAGCCAAGAATGTTTCTTCTTCACCAAAAAGTGTGTTAACACTTTCAGTAGGAAACTTAGACTTGATTTCATGCCATTTCTGATAGAGTGTGTACTCTTTGACATCCATTGCGGAAACATATGTCAATTCTTTAATCATACGTTCACGCAAAAGATTTTCGTCAATCATAGGCATTCTATCTTCAGGATTCTCCTCAAGAAACTTAGCCCATTGCACCTCTACATCATCAACTTTTTTCATTTTTTTCTTCTTACAATTTTCTTAATCAATTTTTGTTGTTTGCGAGCTGCCTGTAAGATAGATGCTGCACCAACATAACTGGTAAACTTAACACCATTCAAGTGGTCTAGTTCATGCAGAAAACATCTTGCTGTAAGACCATCAAGTTTAACTTGTGTTCTTTCGCCATTTTCATTTGTGTATTCCACTTCAATCCAT